GAGCCAGCGTGTCGCCGGTCGCCCGCACGTTCTGCCGGCGCTGGATCTTGGTCTTCGGCGTGGCGGCGTCCCACAGCGCCTCGTCCCACTTGCCGACGTCCCATTCCGAAATGGCCGGGTTCTGCTGCGTGACGGCCGGCCCGGACGGCTCGGTGACATCGCCATTGGCGCGGGCGAACAGATAGACGACCGGGTTGACCTTGCCCTCGAAATACATATGCGCCAGCGTCGCCCGAGAGCGCCGCCCAAAGCCGCCGGCCGGCATGAAGTGGCTGAGATAGACCGCTTTGAACGGCCGCCCGTCGTCGCTGCCCGTTGCGTCGGCGCGCCAGATGCCGCCAGGAGCATCGCCCCCGTTGGCGGCATCGCCGAAATACAGTTGCGTCTGAAAGGCGCAGTAGGCCATCGCCTGCCAGCCTACGATGATCGACCACTTGTTGGTCTTGATGTTGATGACAAACGTGGTATCCGGCTCGGCGGCTGTGAACGGGAAACTGACGAACACCAGGCTCTTTTCCGGCCAGGCGGTGAGCGACCAGCCATAAGACACCGTCTCGGCGACGCGCCGCCAGATGTTGTCGATCGGCCGCGACAGGGCGCTCAGCGACACCGTATCGCGATCGCGCTGAAACACCTGTGACAGCGGAATAAGTCCGGTTGCGGTGCAGATGAAAATGTCGCCGCCGGCCTGGATGAAGGCGTTCTTGCCCAAAGGCTTGCCGATCGAATAGACGCCCTGCAGCCCCCACGTCGCGGCGGTGGATGGGTCGTCGCCCTTGTAGACGGCGATTTCGCCCTCCGTCGACAGGAAGCAGGCCAGCATGTTGAGGCCGTCGCCTGACTCCGGCGACCAGGTAAAGCCGGTCAGCAGCCCGCCGCCCTTCTTCATCACGCCGCCGAGCGGAAACACCGCCGCCGCGCCGCCGATCGAATTGACGCCGAGATAGTAGGCGTCCATCGAGCCTGACCTGATCAGGAACTGTCGCCCCTTGAACAGGAACGCCGCGCCGATGTCGGCTGAGGTCGTACTGTCGGAAAAGGTAATCGCCGGCGTCGTCGCCCACGACGCGCCATCGTAGATCATGCGCGGGTCGGTGCCGTTAAAGCAGCACAGGAACGAGCCGCCGGTCGTTGTGTGCTGGAAGGTCATCCACTCGCCACTGGTCAGGCCGGCGACGGCGGGCGTCACCTCGGTGGGCGGGGCGGGCGGGCTGGAGACGTCGTAAATGGCGTTGGCGTTGGCCGCGAACATTTTGACGGTCGCGCCGAACTTGTAGGTAAACATCGAGCCGATCGGCAGCGGCAGCGACAGAACAGCCGCCTTCTCCGAGCCACCCCTGATCCGCAGCCCCTTGAGCGTCGGGATCCAGTTGCCGGCCATCGAGGCCGCCCCCTCGGCCGCCTCGGTCAGGCCGATCGCCGTCACCAGCCCATTGGCCGGCGCCGGATAGACCAGCGGCTGCGAGGACTGCTGAACCGGCGCGATCTTGCCGCGATTGCTCTCCGCAATGCGCCACGGGCGGACTGGCATGTCCATCAGGCAATCCCCCGATCGGCATTGATTTCAGCCTTCAGCATGGCTTCGAACTCGGCCAGGTCGTCGGTGTAGTCGAGTCCCTTCTGCCGCTTCCAGCGCCACACCATGTTCTTCACCAGCAAGTCCTCGGTGAACACCGTGGTGTCGTCGTCGGCGGCGAAAACGGCCCGGAAGTCGGCGCCGTTCACCTTGGCCACAAAGTGCCCGGAGATGTAGTTCAGCGTGGCGTTGGTCCCCGCCGAGGTCGGCACGATGTCGATCCTGCTGCCGGAGCGGTAATAGTAGGGCTGCTCCGAGCCGACCTGGCCCAGCACCGCCCACTGGCCGGTGTTGGTGACCGGCCGCACCAATTGCCCCAGCGCCGTGACGATCATCGCGCCGGGCACCGGCCGGTGGTAATCTGCCGGCATCGTGTAGGGCACCGTGGCGATGTTCGCCGTCTTGAGCAGCCGGTTCCAGTCGACCCGGTGGGCGACTTCCTCGCCGGCCTCCTGGGCGATCGCCAGCATGGTCCGGGCGTCGTCGCCGCCCGAGCCTGCGATTGCGGTAAAGCGGTCCAGCGACACCAGGTCGGCGACTTCGTTGGTGGCGGTCAAAAGGCTCATGGGGTCATATCCCGGTTGACGACGCGGGCGCGGCCCCAGCGGGCGTTTTCGTCGTTCAGCATGACGGTGCTGATGGCCGAGTCGCGCAGGCTTTCCGCCGCCTTGGCCAGTTCGGCGTTTTTCGACCAGATGCCGACCTCGACCGCCAGCGCGTACAGATAGACGTTGTAATCAAGGTCGAGTAGCCAATTGCTCGGGTTGGACTGGGAGAGCGGCGGGATTTTGGCGTAATAGGTCGTCGTCAGATCACCAGTCCACGGCGAGTTTGCAGTGATGGTGTTGCCGCTGATGACAAACCGGCTGAACGTTGCGGCGTCCGACGTATAGGCGCGCGCCTCGAGGAAGTCGGTGGGCAGCGTCGCCACGCCGTTGACCATCGGCAGGGCGACGGTGGTTTCCTGGTAGGCGGTGCGCAAATTACGGTTGAGTTTTGCTTCGGCCAGGCGAGTCAGCAGGGGAAACACCGCCGCAATGTCGTTCCGGCCGGTGTATTCGCCGACGTCGACCAGCAAGTCGCCATAGTTCACGTCAGAGGAAAAGACCGGGACATCGGGGCCGCTGATGGGACCGCCAGTGGTGATTGTCATTCCCACGCACTCCCGTTCCAGACCTTGACCGGCTTGGCCAGCCAGGCGGTGCCGGTCCACACCTTAGCAGGTTTTTCCAGCCATGTGCTGCCGATCCACACATTGAACCCGCCGGCATCCGCTCCCGGCCAGACCACCGTGCCGCTATAGGTCGTCATCGAACGGCCGAGCAGACCGGTATTGGTGTGCGGGGCGTTCTCCCAGGCGGAATAGCCCGCCGCCGCATTGCTGAACGGCCCGGTGTTGAGAAGCGCCGAAACGGCCCTGGTCGGATGGTGCAGCGACACGCTGACCGAATAGGCCAGGCTGGGGTCCTGGATGAAGCCGCCGCTCTTGACCTGGGTTCGCGCCATCTCACGCCCCCCGCAAGGTGATCATGGTGGTGAGCCACGGCGGTGCCGTATCGGCTGGATCCTGCGCATGCGACCGATTGCCGGTCGGGCCGAGCATGGTCCGCGTTTCCTCCGCCACGTACAGCACCGCGTCGACAATCTCCGTCATCCCGGCGGGCGGCGTCAGGTTGCCAAGCCCGGCCCAGCCCGCCTCCAGGTAGACCAGCAGATCGGTGTCCTGCGTGGCGCCGACCGACAGGCCGGTGGCTGTCAGGCCAAAGCCGCCATTCTGCGAAAACTCGTCAATAGCGCCGGCCAGCGTAACGCCGGAATAGGCGCCGATATAGCTCTGGGTGTTGGTTTCCTCGAAAAACCCCCACAAATACTGCGCCGGCTCGACGGTCCCGGCGCGCTTCCACCAAACGGTGTATTGGGCGTTGTAGTTGCCATAGTGAAACGTCTGGGTCACGCCGAGTTGCGTCCAGCCAGGCGAAAACATCACTGGCTCGCTGATCGCTTCGTTGGACTTTGTCCTATACAGGACGACAATCAGGATATCGTTTTCCGCCACCCCGGCCGGCTTGTCGACATAGGCGTCGGCAGCGTAGCCGAATGGCGACAGCCAATGTGAGCGGTGGACCGGCGTGGCGGTGAAGACATCGCCGGAGAGGCCGACATAGTTGCTCGACAGCCTGACCGACGAACCGCGCGGCTCGACCGGCGGCACATGGACCAGGCCAGAGTCGGCGACCAGGGCGGGCAGGATCGGAAACGAATAGCCGGCAAATGCCTGCAGGATGCGCGCGCTGGTGAAATAGTCGATGTTAAAAAAGGCTTCGGGAATGCTGTTATTGGTCGAAACATAATCGCCATTGAAGCCGGCCTGCATCCGATTGCGGTTAAGCCGAATATTGGTGACGAGGTTGGTGCCCATAGAAGTGGCGTAGACCGTCGCCGCCGTCTCCTGGCCGGTCAGCGGATTGCCAATCAGCGTACAATCCTCAACGAGGATGTTGTCGATCGGGCCGCCGTCGGCCTTGATGATGATGTCCGAGGTATCGAACGCCTCGACCCAGCAGTTGTTGATTTCGACATCGTGGCCGGCGGCAAACTGAATGCCGTCGACATGCGCATCGGGGCTCATCGAGAGGTCGTGGATATAGCAGTTTTCAATCAGTCCATTCGGGCCGGGGAAGATGCCGTTGTCATAGCCCGTCAGGTCACAGTTGCGAATAACGTAATCCTCGCCGTCAACCAGGATGGCGGCGGCCCGCCCAGCACTGCTGACCGTACAGTGGTCGATGAGCGCACCGGTTCGCCCGACGTTGACGACAATGCCGAAGTATTCCGTCCCAAAAACCTTGCAGTTTCGGATGGTGACGTTGTTGGCGAGGACACTGATATAGCCATAGCCAATGTCGAGGTTTTCGATGATCGTCCCGTCCACCTCCACCTTGAGAGGATTGGGGCCGGCATAGGTGGTCAGCGTGCCGCTATAGCCAACATCGGTCGGCGGCTCCCACAGGCCAATGCCGGTCGAGTCCGGGGACTGCGCCAGGTCGTTGTTCCAGGCCCCGTTGTTGACCCTGAACCAGACTTCCCCGGTATCGCCGTCATAGGCGCAGCACAGCGTGTCGCCGTCGAGGATCGGGTCGAACGTCGGAGTCAATGTGCCGGCGGGCAGCTGCAGCACGGCACCGGTCTCCAGGACGACCAGCGTGCCGGTATTGGAAGCCGCGTTGTAGAGACCCCAGCGACCGACTGGATTGCCGCCCATGAACTGCGTTTCGACGGTATGCTTGCCGGGGTCATGCAGGCGTTTCGACTTGATGGACGAGGCAGTTCCCGAAGCAGGAACGGTTAAAATCTGGTCATGGCTCGACAGCGTGCCGGCACCGGCCAGCGTAGCGTTGTCCCACGAATAAACGGGCGACGACACGGTGACGGTAGCCGTACCCGCCGCAGTGGTGAGCAACTGCCCGGTCACGACCGTCGAGACTCCGCCGACCGATGTCTTGAACATCAAGGCCGGCGAGCCGGTGAAACCATAGCTGCCGCCCGTGGCAATCAGGCCGCGCCCGGTGGTGACCGTCGTGCCGGTGAAGCCATAGGCGCCGCCCGCCGCCACCAGGCGCG